CGTGCATCGTGGTGGTGTGCTTGATCGACCAGCGGTACTGCGCGTCCTTGGCGAAGGTACGAAGGGTCAACTGGTTCATGCAGCGCTCGCGAAGAGGCATGACGGACACCTCGATGCCGCGCGAGCAGTCGTGACTGGTGCGAAGCACCGCGTACAGCTCGTGCGGGTCGTCGCCGTCGAGGACGTTGAACTGGATTTCCGGCTTGACGACCATGAATCCCTGCCGACGCTTCCGCAGCGTGCCCGCCGCGACGTAGTGCAGCCCGACGGTGTCCATGAAGTTGAACGCCTCCGCGTACTGCAGCGAGTTGTACATCTTCGTTGACGCGAACCCCATGAAGTCACCGTTGTCCTTGGCGACGATCGCCTTGCGCGTCGGGATGGGCTTCCAGACCGGATTCTGCCCGATGGTGCCGGACACGTACGCGACGTCGAGCATCTCCACCTCGAAGTTGAGTCCCCCGAGCTCCGCGGCCTCAGCCGCTGTCACGGGCTCGCTGGTTAGCTTGCCCATCTTCATCCAGGGAACCTCACGTGCACTGAACGCCTGGTCCACGTCTGCGTAAGTCTGGGTCTGGTCCTCGATCTCTACGGTCATCTTCTCACTTCTCCTCAGATCTCAACGTGCTCGGCGCAGAAGAACTCCTTCACACCGTCGATCATTACACCTATCGTACCAGGCAGTCTACAGTCGCGGCATCGCGGGGGCAGCGGAGTCCGCTGCGCAGCACGCCCGCTCTTCTCGGCGTGCTGCGCACGGAATGTACCCTGCCTACGGTACGTTCCAACGAGGTTGCGCTCTTGACTCACTTCACACCTTCTTGGCGCAGACTGGACCGATGCCAGCCGTGATAGACTTCTTAACCGTAAGCTTCTTCCGGCAGACCACGCAGTGTGCGGTAAGCTTACCGATCTCAGCGGCCTCGGCGACCGTCAGCCGGTCCTCAGCGTGAATGTTGAAGATCATGCCTTTGCTGTAGTCAAGTTCAATCTTGTGAACTTGACCGCTAACGTAGGTGAAGACCAGGCGCTTCGCGTACAGTCGGTTGCTCTTCGACTTCACGACCTGATAGACCTCGTCGTCACGACGGTACATACCCGGCTCGGTGACTGGGTGGAACTGAGGTGCGGTCGGAAGAATGTGACCCAGGGAGCAAGCTCGGACCTGGGCAACGCTGTCGTGCTTACCCTTGCAGTGTCCACAGTTCATCTTGGTCTCTTCTCACTAGTCACTGCGCTGACTCTATGTCGTTCAGCGGCTTACATGTTAATCATACAACACAATATGACCACATGCAAACGGCTCGCCCAAGATTCTTTGGGCGAGCCGCTCAGTGAAGCTAAATGATGCTCACGGGTGTGGTCGAGTTCTTGCGCAGCGCTCCGATGAGCGCCTTGACGGTGGAGATGCCGGCGCCGACCAGCGCGCCGAGCCACGCCTTACCGCTCCACAGGTCGAAGTCAGCGACGGTGACCAGTAGCGCCAGCGCAATGAAGTAGGACGTCACGACGCGCTCGCCGATGTCCTTCCAGGAGTCGCTGGTCTCCCAGTACCGTGGCGGACGCTTCTCGAGAATGCCGCCGGACGTCACGACGCCACCGCGTCCCCGGTCGTGACTATGATCGCACTACCCGAGCCGGTGAAGGTGCCCGACACGGGAATCGACTGGCTAGGCACGACGTGCGTGTGCGCCACGAGGCCGCCAGGTCCACCTCCACTGGCCGAGATGGCCTCCGCGATCTTCTTATCGTTGAACATGCCGTCGAGCCGATCGAACCACGCCGGGCTGACGTAGTCGCCAGGTCCGCCGGTCATCTTGATGCTGACCCACCACGCGGTGTTCGAGCCGTAGATGCCATCCACGGCGAACGGGTGCGCTGGGTCCTGCGTCGCGATCTCGGGCCACACGTAGATCATCTTCTCGTGCAGCCGCCAGACGTCGTCCGTCTTGTCGCCCTTACGAGCCTGCATCTCTCCTCCACTTCCAAACCACGGTGTCGTGTTCTCATCGGCCGACGCCAGTCCCGAGAAGTGACCGTGATCGGGGTGCGGGTCGTCGCTGTTGTCGCGCTCGACGAATCCGTTCGAGCGTGACCACTGGCTGTTCTCGAAGTTGATGTAGTAGAGCCGATCACGGTTGGCGGGAACGGAGAGGATCTCCTGGATCTGCGCTCTCATCTGACTGCGGTTGATCGCCGGTCCCAGCATGACGTCGATCGCACGGTGCTCGGGAACCGAGTCGCTGTCCGACTGCGCTGCGCTAACGCCGGGCGTGTCGTCCTCGTTGTGATCGGAGGTACGCGTCTTATGCGCGTCGTCGCCGATGCCGTAGATGACGACTCCCGGGTAGCGCGCGCTGAAGTCGCTGGTTAGCGCCTGCATGTTCTTAGCGCGCACTACTCTTCCTCCTCACGATCGCTCTCGGCTTCCTCGTCCTCAGGTTCGATCGGTTCGACCGGCTCGAACTGCGGCTCATCATCGTCAAGACTCACTGTGTCACCTCCTACCGCGTGGCTAGGCTCACAATGGCGACGATTACGCTGCTCAGGGCGGTAAGTATGCTGAAAGTTGTCCACACCGTCTTTGGCTCTACGTAACGTTTGCCCTCTAGAGCTCGAATTCTAGCCTCATGGTCGGTCGACGTTGTAGTGTGAGCGTCGCGAAGATACTTGATCTCTCTTAGGATCGCCTCGTCGCGAATGGCCTGCACCTGGATGAAGCCGTCGAGCTTCGTTTCGATGCGCAGAATGCCGAGCTCCGTGCGGGAGTCAGGTTCAAGATCGTGACGGCCGGTCGCTTGCCACGACCGGCCATCAGCGTCAGCGCCTGATGTCACGACGCCTCCTGTGAAGTTTTAGGCTGCCGGAGCCTCGACGCGAGACCACTTGTGCGCGCCGTCGGCGCGCTTGCCCTCAATCCGGCCGTCCCGCCGCAGGCGGTAGAGGCTCAGGTAGATCAGCTTCGGTTCCATCGGGGTACCCGCCTCGGTGAGCTTCAGAGCGAGCGTCTCACGGCTCATCGGCTCGATGAGGATGTTAAAGACCAGCTCGTCCCGCTCGATGGTGTCGTTGGGACGAGGACGGCCCTTCGGAGCTGCGACAGCCTCTTCCACGGCTGCTTCGGTCATGATGCTCACCTTCCGGTTGATTATCGTAGTCGAGCTAACTGTACCACAGTTCACTCGCCAGGCGTTTGTTACGTCAATGCGATGTTCACGTTCACCGATAACCTCACCGACGTGTGTGCCGGGTCTACCGTCCAGCGCACGCTTGGCCCACTCCGCGATCCACCGACCGCAGTGAACCGTGATGCCCTTACCCCATGTGAGGAACAGGTTGGGTGCACCGCGCAGCGGGTCGATCAGCCACGAGTCGGGAAACCCGAGGATTCGGGCCGTCTCACGGTGCGTAAATGTGCGCTGCTGGGACCAGTGAACGCCGTTGAGCATACCGGCGCCCGTGATGACGCGTGCCCACTCGTTGGGCCGCCACATCGTGGGAGTGTTGAATCCCTGAAAGAAGTCCTGCCCCTTCAGCTTATCCACGAGGTGCTCCCACCCGGGTGGAAGATCGCCGTGCTCGTCGAAGTAGCGCCGAGTCACGACCTGCGCGTGCTCGCCGGGATTCCACTCGACCGCTGCGAGAAGTGATCGTGTGCGTCGTGTGTTCGGGTTATCGATCGAGATGTGACCGTCCACACGTCCCGTGAACACATTCCTCAACTGCGCTGAGTACCACGTAGCGTCATCGCGGTACGGTCGCGCATCCCACGCCTCGGGCTGAAACTCGAGGTCGCCGATGACGTCGGTGAGCACCGGGTATTGGTCAAACTTAGGCACCTCAACGCCGAACGGGATTCGGCTGATGACCCAGAAGTAGCGCTTACGCATCGCCGGTCCACCGACTGAGTAGGCGTTGTGTAGCACGTGGTAGAGCTCCCAGTTATCGCCCGTCAGCTCCTCGACGCGTGTTCGCAGGTCCTGCATCAGCGATCGCCCCTGGGTGAACGCGAGCTGCACCGACTCGAAGACGGCGACCGCTGGATGAACCCGTGCCGCGTACTCGGCGAAGGCCCACATGCAGGCATTGATCTTCGAGTCAGTGCCGCGAAAGCTCTTCGTAGAGAGCACACTAAAACCTGAGCAGGGTGGGTTGCCAAAGACGAGGTCCGCGCCGCCGAGCGGCACGGACCACGCCTCCGGGTTGACCGCCTCGACTGTCCACGAGTCGCCGAGGAGGTGCCGGTTGACCTCGCAGTTTCGAACCCCGAAGCCACCCTTCATCTCACGCTTAGCCACCAGCTTAAAGCCAGCCTGCGCTACTCCTAGCGTGAAGCCTCCGGCGAATCCCTGACAGTCGATAGCGGTATACGTCACGATGCTACTGTATCGCGTGTGGCTTGATCGGCGGCAGCTGCCGCTGGTCGGCGCCGCAGTGACCCCACCGTTCGATTGTCGCCGGAACACAGCCGTGCTCATTGATCGTGTAGCGGCAATGTTCACAAATCATCGATTGCGTTACCCAGCGTGTTAAGTAGTTAATGTCAGAGTTCGTCTCAGCGCAGTACCCCTGGTCACCTGTACGTGTACACTGAACGGCGACGTCATCCAGCGCACGGCCGCAGCCGCCGCACTTCGTCGAGACGTCGTCGTAGCCCTCACGCTGCCGCCGCTCGTTAATGTGATTCTTCAGGCAGTAGCGCGTGAAAATCTCACTGGCGAGTTCCTCCGGGTCGTCGCCGAGCACCAGGATCATATTCATCCAGAAGTGCAGTACATCCACCAACTCGCCGAGGTAGGCCTCACGGTTGATGAACCTCGTGGCTGCCCACGGCTTCCAGCCGACCTCGTCCAGCGCCTCCTGGAGCTCGGCCTCCAGGGCCAGCTTCATGTCCTTAATGTACTGAATGCGGTCCGCCGGCAGCATGCGCTGAAAGTTGTACCCGAATGACTCAGTCTGAAGCTGCTCCTGCAGCTTCAGCATGCGCGAGAACGTGTCCATAGCGTTCACTACTGCCTCAAATTCACAACCATGTAGACGCCTCCTAGGCAGACGCCTAGGAAGGTTAGACAGATGATCAACACCATGACGGCGCACGGCCACGGGTTGCCGCTGCTCTCGAACTGCGCCTCGAGTGCCTCGTCAGCGGGATCTTCCGACGGCAATACTTGAGTCACCTACTCGCTCCTTCACTGCTCGATAGGATTCCACAGTGCCGACGTCGATTGAGCTAACTTCGACCCGGACTGTGCGCGTCTCGTTGGTCATTTCTCCGAGGTACGGCCCGATGAGGGCCTCACCGCCGTTGAACTTACGAGTCTCACACACACGACTCATAACGCGTTCCATCTTACTACGCCAACCCACGAACGGTCCGACCCAGCACTCCACGGGTGAGCCGTCGGGAATGGTCTTCTTCTCGATCCACGCGCCACGGTCGGGGTCGTACCACGTAAATCGCTGCGCCTCGGTTCGCGGGGTGGTGTGCACGCCGACAGCGACCTCGTGTGAGCAGACCGCGGTGAGGTCGGCGTCGCTGGTGTAGTTGTCGCTCAGCAGCACGAGAACTCGGTAGCTGCCGACGCTACGGTTGCGCACCTGCAGGCCGACCCGAAGAGCGTCGCCCGGTCCAAGCGGCTCACGCTGGATGATTAGGTTAGCGGGTACGTCGCCGAGGACCTGCGCTACCAGCGTGGCGATGGCTGGCGACGTAACGACTACGGGTACCTCGACGCCGAGGCTACGCGCCTGTCGAACGGCGCGCAGGAGCAGTGGCTCACCCTCGATCTCGAGCAGCGGCTTGTGAAACAGCTTGGTAATGCCGGCGACGCGCTGTCCCCTACCGCCGGCGAGGATTACTGCATCCACGTCTCTGTGACCTCCACGAGTTGATCGACTAGTAGCTCGAGAGCTTTACAGCTCTTAGGTGCGACGCGCTGCGCCGTGCGTAGTCCGCGCAGCATGTGAATAATGCTGAAGTGAAGCGACGCGCGTACCTCGTTGAGACAGAACTCATCACTTAGCCAGCCGTTAAGGACGTCGTCAACACGCTGGTCGAGTGGAATGCCGAGCAGCGGCCGTGTGTCCTCGAAGTAGCGCGTCACCTCGTAGCCAGCGGCGGACTGGATGACGCGGCCGACGTCGACGCAGGCGAGGTCGGGTAGCGCCGGCGTCGCGGGAATCGGGTCGAGCAGCACCAGCTTGTTAAGTTCTGACTCGGTGTGCCGCCAGGCGACGTTGTCGATGATGCAGTCGCCGTGCGTACGCGCCACCCGCGGCGTCTTGTAGCCGAACCAGTCGACGTTCCCGACGAACTGGTGAAGCTTTCGGCGGTAGCTGCGCAGCCCGACGTCCGTCAGGAGGTCGATGATGTAGCCGTTGTGCTCACCACGGTCGAACTCCATGAGGTGCGGCACGCGGCCCTTGAAGTTCTTACGCCACAGGTGAGTGTCCAGCTCAGAGATGATGTCACTGCAGAGCTCGAACGTCTCCTCCCACGTGGTAGGAATGGTCGCCATCTCGAGCCGCTCCATGTCATAGCGGTCCTGGTGCACCGCGAAGACTACAGGAAGCACGGACGACTCGTTCAGCTGCTGGAGCCAGATCCCCTGGTCGCGTACACGTCGACCGGTAACGGCCGTGTCTTGCTTAGTGATCATAACGGGAGAACTGTCAATGAACCGTGCGCCTGATGAACCTCTCACGGCAGGTCTAACCTCTCCTCGATCATCTTAAGGTACGTCTTCTCTTCGACCGCCTTGTTGAAGTGTTCACGCTGCTCGTCGACGAGCCACTTCCAGACGCTGGGGTTAGTGCAGGTGTACCTAATCCGGTCCCTAAGTTGCTGCGGACTCTCGCAGCGAAGCCAGTCCGCGACCTCACGATCGAGCATGTCGCCGAGGATGTTGTTCTGGTCGTCGTAGTCCGGGTGAAAGAAGCACACCACTCCCGCGGCGAACGCCTCCCACGGCTTCGCGGTCGCCCAGCCCGAGCCGCTGGCCGGCGTCGTGAATGTGCACCGTGCCGACTGCAACTTAGTGATGTACTCGAGCTGCGGCACCGGCTTGATGTCGACGCTCAACTCATCCAGCGAGCGCTGCGACCACTTACCGTGGATGAACCCGACGTCGTCGATCGGTAGCACCCAGTCGCGCATCACTGTGCGGCGTGCCTTCGCCTCGCTGACCTCACGCCGCGTCTCGTTGATGACTATGCCGAAGTCGTGCGGTCGGCTGAAGTCGCCGTTGAATTGGATCGTGTCGCCGAACGGCGTGCCGGGAATCAACGCTGAGATCTCTAGGCGTGAGTAGACGTTGCGTACCTGTGAGGTCCAGACGTCTCCGTTCTCGATCCAACTCACCGAGTCCGTCGCGGGAAGCTGCGAGAACTCGAGGAACATGTACGTGCTCGCACTGTACCGCTCGTGCTTCACACGATTCGAGTACGTGTACTGCGCTAGAACGGGATGCTGCCACGGCCACTTACCGTCGCGATACTTGACGTAGTTGCGAACATCCGCGTTGAGCAGCACCTCCTCGCGTGTGAATGGGTCGACGTCCCGCCAGGCGTTGATTCCCTGGAGTAGGTACGAGCCGTACAGCGTTGCCCAGTCGTAGGGCTTAGTGAGCTTCCGACGATCGCTGACGGACGGCAGAGGTGTGTTCGTGGTGCCGTGCTGGCCAAGCCACATGATCATTTCATCGAGGAGGCTGAACTCCTCCCAGGTGTACTTGTGGAGTAGCGTCGTGACCTTCTGATGGTCGGAGATCGTTAGGTTCGAGTAGTTTAGACCCGCACGTTGAAGCTCACGCCGAATGATCGGCTTCCAGACTCGCCACGGGTTGAGCACGTTGCTCGGCAGACCGACGTCCTCGGGCAGCTCACCTGAGTTTCGGCCGATCAGGATGAAGTCCACGTCCGGGTGACGCTCCGCCAGCAGCTTCAGGGTAGGCACCATCTCGACGTCGCCGCCGAGACTGCCGCAGTTCTCGAGCGCTAGGGGCATGGAGCGCCCTAGCTTGGCGTAGCCGACTCTCTTCCTCACTTCTCTACCTTTCGTAGCTCATATCTCGTGCCGTTGAGGTTGTGGTCTTTAGCATCGTAGCTGTACTCGTCCGAGAGGTGAAGCCACCAGCTCTCAGACTCGTAGTAGTTCTCGACGAGAAACCACGGATCACCGTCTTCATCGAGACGAATGTCAATAATGTTGTATTTCACTTATCACTCCTCACTTAGGACGAGAGTGGTGGACCTGTCGCACATCCACCACTCTACCATATGATCGTCGTTAGTTGTACTTCCTAGAACGGAAGCTCGGGCGGAGCCTCACCGTTCTCGGCGACCGCCGGCTCGGTGGCGATAGCGCCTGCCTCCGGAACGGAGTCCATGCGCATCGGAGGCACGCCTTTACCGGCGGCTGCGGGCGGCGTATAGGCGACTGGCACCCCAGGAAGCCCGCCGCCGGGGATACCGCTGGGGAGCCCCGGCAGGCCGCCGAGAACACCTGCAGCCTGACCGATCGCCGGCGGCTTCCACGCCTGGATCTCCTCGCGGTCGGCGCCGTTCCACTGGCGCGTGCCGATGGTGACGATTGCCTTGCGACCCACCAGCGCTTGCGCGATCACGGCCACGGGGGCCTGCGGGTTGGCCTGAAAGAAGGCGCCGTCGATGCCGAGCGCGGCCCAGTGCGAGAACAGGATGCGCATGGCTCCCGGGGACTCCGGGGAGATGGTGAAGTTGCCCCACAGCGGCCGACCCGCGTACTGGCCGGACTCGACCTTGGCCTTGTACTTGATCATGTCCTTGTCGCCGTTGCTGGTCTTCTGCGCGGTGGCCTCCACGATGACGACGGGAAAGTCGCCGTTCAGCGTGGTTGTGGCGTCCTTGTGTAGTGATGCCCAGTCGATTTCGCTCACTTGCTCTCCTTGCTACCGTTCGTGCCTGGATAGATCGCGTTCATCATTTCAGTGATGTTCGGGTTGTCCACGATGTCGGGCAGGCGCCCCTGGAAGCGCTCGCCGACGACGTGCGCCGCGCTGACGCCGGCGCCGATGAGCAGCCTCTTCACCTTAACCTGCTGGTCGCCGCTGGGACGCAGCTCGGTGAAGAGGCAGCCGCAGGCGTCGACCCAGTACGGCATGGTGTCGCGAATCTGGCCCTGCATGTAGGGCCGGAACTGGCCGTCCTTCATCGCCATCTCTGACACGAAGACGACGCAGCGAATCGTGTTGCTGAGCAGCGTCAGGTCGCGGAACCCGCGGATGACGCCGTCCATCTCGTCCAGCAGCTGACCCCAGCGCTGCTGGTCCATCTGCGGACTGGTGGTGCGGATGTTCGCCTTGCAGCGCCGCTGGAGCTCGGTCACCGAGTCCAGCACGATGGTAACGAAGTCGTGCTCCACCTGCGTGAGGTGACGGTAGACCTGCTGCATCGTCTGCCACGAGTCGACGTGAACGCGCACGACGTCCCACGTGCCGTCGTACCGCGGAATCGGCTCGAGCATCGGGTTCCACGCCTTCTTGCGCAGCGGCACCCCAGACTTGTAGCCGACCTCATCGATGAACTTCCAGCTGCCCTCGGCATCCAGCACGAGAAGGGGCAGTGGCGCCGTGCTGGCCAGCGTCGACTTACCCTCCTTCGAGTTGGAAAAGATGAGGAATGACGCGACGTTGTCCGTGTCAACTACTCGATCCACTGAGCCTCCTGCTCGTGTCGTCGAGCGCGTCGATCCACGCTGCGGTCATCGCGCCCACCTGCACCAGTTCGTCGCGTAGTGCATTCCTGACATCTTCGCCGAGCGTGCTGAGTTCGTTGTCGCACAGCACACGGGCGACCTCGCCGACCTCCTCGGTGAGTACGGCCAGCCAGATCGGGTGATCGAAGGGCTTGCGTTCCATGCTGCCGTCGCGTTTTTCGTGCTTGCGGTGAGCGCGAATCCGCTCGCGGTGCATGTCAGAGTAGGGTCGCCATCCGTGGATGGGAATGTCACTTTCACTAGGAATCTGCGTCATTGGTCTCCCTGTCGTCGTAGTACGCCAGCGGATCGCCGGCGACGTAGTGATCCTCAATCGCGGCCTCGACGCGAGAACCGTCGTCGAACATGCGGCAGATCTTGAAGAAGTCACACTTCCACGAGCAGTCGCGCGACGGCCGAGCGGGCACCGCACGCTGGTGCGGCACCGCGGACTTGAGGAACTGCTCAGCTTGCACGATCTTGTCGATGACGCCGAGAAGCTGCAGCCCGTAGGCGCTCAGCTCGTGCCTGTTGTGGTCGATCGGCGTCCGGCCAAAGTACGGCGGCTTCGAGGCGCGGGTGCGCTTGACCTTACGGAGCATGTTGTACAGCGCGCCCTCGCAGCGAGGCCGCCCAGGCTGCGTCAGCAGGTCCTCGATGATGTGGTAGTGGAGCATCTGCTGGTTGAGTCCGAGAACCGGGTCGAGCAGCGACCCAACGGTCTTGTGATCAATGAATTTAAGGCCGCCGGTCAGTAGGTTGCGCACACGGGCGTCGATCTTTGCGATGAGGTTGACCTGCTGCCCGTTGAGCGTCGTGAACGGTACCTCCACTCGCTGCTCGGCGGCGATGACCTCGAGCTGCGAGTCGACGCCGGTCTCGACGAGCCACTCGAGGTAGCCCTCGAGCATGGCGCGCTCCAGATCGTAGTCGCTGGCGAGCTTCCTACGAAGCTCATCGGCACTACCTCCCGGGTTCTCGCCGAACTCGAGCGCCGCGACGTACTCCTCCAGGCGCTGCTCATCCTCGGTGTGCACCTCACTGAGGACGCGCCAGGCGTCCTGAGGCACCCCACCCGGCGTGTACAGCGCTGCCAGCGCGGCGTGCTCCCGCTGGCCGGTGGACCGTGGCCCGATTACCGATCGTCTCTTCGGCTTCAGGCCGCGGTGCCAGGCGAGCCACCACTTACGCGGGCAGTCCTTGAATGTCTGCACCTCGGAGTTGGAGAGGAGGCGAACGCCGTTAACGACCGTCATCGTAGCCTGCACATCCGAGGCGATCACATGGACAGTCATCACTATGACAGTTATCGCAGTCGTGAGGGCAGATCACCTCGGCACGCATCTCCAAAGCTTTAATGACCTGGAGCGCAACCTTCAGGCGATCCGCCAGTGGGACAGCCTTATTCTCTGCCCAACCTTTAAGTGCAGCAATCTCTATCTCAGTCTTAACTTCTGTGGTCACAACGCCTCCATCATGGGCATGTTTTCGATGCGTGCCGCCTCGGCGTCAAGCTCGTCGGTTGACTGTCGGTCAAGTTGCAGCCGCGCGCGGTCTCGGTTGATCTCCTCAAGCCGCTCGGCCTTCTCCCACAGCCGCTCGACCTGGTCCTCCTCCACCGTGTCCTGTGCAACGACGTCGATGTAGTGGATCGACTCGTGGATCTCCGACCCGATGCGGTGGTTACGGTCGGCACCCTGTAGGTTGTCGATGAGTGACCACGATCGCTGGAGTCGAACCTGCGTGTCGGCCGCCGTCATCGTCAGGCCGCTGCCACCAGCAGCGAGCGTGAACATAAGAACGGGAAGCTTACCGTCTTGGAAGGCTCGAAGCGCAACCTCACGCTCGAAGTTCTGCTGCTGCCCGGTGATGAGACCGTACGGAATCTTAAGCTTCGTCAGCCGCGACGCTGCGAGGTTGATGAGCTGTACGTGCATCGCAGATACGAGCGTTGGCTTACCGTCACGCTCCTCGAGGATGTCCACCAGCGCGTCGACCTTACTGGACGGATCGCACATGCGGAACCCATCAGGCGTCGACTCCATTGTGGCGCTGGCGAATTGGAGAAGTCGGGTCTGCGCCACGAGGTCGTTGGCCGCCACCATGATGCTGCCGTCCGGCAGACGCGTGACGAGCTCCGCGTCGATGTCGCGGTAGGCCTTGAGCTGCTTCGGCGTCAGCTCGACGTGTCTCACTGAGTGAATCTTCGGCGGCAGCTGAGCCAGTACCAGCGCCTTAGGCATCCGCCGGAACCGCGGGTCGATGAGCCGGTAGAACTCGTCGCGCGTCGCCGGGTGGAGACCCTTGACGTCGAGGCCGCCGTAGGCGTTCCACGACTGGAGGCAGTAGCGGTCGACGTACTTCGTCTTCGTAGGATGCTCCCGCGGCGCGATGAAGTGAAAGATGGACCAGGCGTCCGACGGGTCGTTGGCGATGACCGTGCCGGTGAGGGCGTAGCGTCGCGTGACGGTGTCGGTCTGCCCGACGGCCCACGCGGCGCGGGTCTGCTTCGCGTGCGGGTCCTTAATCTTGTGCGCCTCGTCGAGGATCACCGTCTTGAGCGGTATGACGTTGAGCTCCTTGTTGTGGACCTCGCACGCCGTGTACTTCGTGGTCGCTGCGCCTCCGCAGGGCTCGCAGCGACGCAGGCGCTCCGAGCCGAAGCCGGTGAGCCGTGAGTGACTTCGCAGACCCTCGTAGTTGATGATGATAAGGGCCTTCGAGTCGGCCTGCGCCGTCTGCAGAATCTTACGTCGCGTCACCAGTCCGCCGTCCACGACGTAGGAATTAGCTACCTTGCACCAGATCCCGGCCTCCAGCGCCCAGGTGAACTTCATCGAGTTGGGGCAGACGACCAGCGCGGGTAGCGACTCCTCAGCGAGAGACTCGAGAAATCGAAGCAGCTCAAGGGCCTGCACCGTCTTGCCTGAACCCATGTCGTCACCCAGTACGGCCGACTCGCCGACGTACAGGAAGTTGACGCCGGCGCGCTGGAACAGACGCAGCTTATCGTCCGCCGGCGGCATCGGCGCCTCGGTTAGGTTGCGCAGATCGAGAGCCTTGTCGACCCGACGCTCTCGCTCCACGTAGGCCCAGTGCTGTAGCAGCTGACCGATCGTCAACTGGTGACCGAAGATGCCGCGAAGCTGAATACACGCGGGCCACGTCAGAGGCACCGTCCAGACCTTCGCGTCGTTGTCCCAGCCCGAGCCGGGTATCTGCTTAACGAGCTCACGCTCGTTCCAGTGAGTCTGCACGACTATCTTGCTCGACTCCATACTCACAATGTCAGCGTGTGGCACACCTCACTCCTCACTTGTCACTAAGATTCTATCAAATTCCCACAAGTTCCGCATACACAGTTGGGTGGAACGTCGCCATTAGCAGCAGCATGTGCGCGGTCGCCGAGTTAGCGTGATTGTCCTTGGTGGAAATGTAGAAGCCGAGCTTCTTAAGCCTCGCGGTGGTTCCGATCTTCTTCGCCGAGCCCGGGTTCTGGTACACGCAGCGGACCACAAGCTCGTCTGCCAGCGACCGGACGACGCCAATGACCTGGTGCGCCTCAGGCTGGTGTGTCTTCTTCTGTCCCTGGACGTACCGTTCCACGGCCATAAGTGTAGGCCGCTCGCCGTCGAGCATGCGGCGCAGCACACGTGCAACTGCTGAAGCTTCAACCTCCGCGGTGTCCAGGGGTTTCTTACCGTTCTCTGCCACCCAGAAGTCGGGTGACCACCACACGGCGATGCCCGTGATTTTACCTGGGTCAATGCCGACGAGGATCATCCAAGTTCCTCATAGATCTTGTACGCTAGGTCAAGCAGTTCCTCACGACTTAATGTAATATGTGCACCCTCGGCGCCGTCTGCCACGGTTAGCGAGTACTCGCCTGTCACGTCATCAGCTAACTCAGCAAATGGTCCTAGGTAGCTGTCGCTGCGACTGACTTTCCAGAGTGAAGCCACTAGAGCACCTCGATCGCAGCGACCTCATCGAGGTCGACGTATGTGGACTTATCGGTTCCGCTTGATTGCTTAACTAGTTCAACCACATGATCTGAACGCTGTGCCGTCACTCTCCCAGCAAACCGAACACTGGACTTGAGGGTGACGCCAAGCGTGATGCCTGACTTAGTCTTAAGCTGCTCTCGGATAAGTCCGATCCAGTAAGCTCTACTACTCACTCTTCCCACTCTTTCTTCTCGCCCCAGCGTTTGCCCGTGGCGACGCTGGCTGAGATCGGCACGGGGTACGTCTTGTCGTCGTTCATGACCTTGTGGAGCGTGTAAACAACGTCGCGTACATCAGAGTCAGGTACCTCGAGAATGATCTCATCGTGCACCGGAATGATCATATATGGGTCAAGACCTGCGGCGTCCGCCTCAAGGAGCTTCTGCTTGAACAGCGCGGCGGCCCAACCCTGGATCTTGTAGTTCACCAGCGCGTACTCCTTGCCGCGCTCCGCGTAGTGCCTGCGGCCGGTCAGAGGACACGTTGTGTATCCGAGGCTGTCGCCGCTGGCGCGGCTCAACGCCTCGGCGAGCGTGTGGCTAGCGAAGCGCTCGACGCCCGGGTAGGCTATGTTTAGAGAGTCGTTGATGAAGCGCATGACGTCGTAGGAGACTCCCGCGGTCACCGCCTGCTTCTGGATGCCCGCCCCGTAGATCTTCGCGTACATACCGTTCTTGGTCGGCTGCCGCCGTGGATCGGACTTCTCCAGCGTCGTGTCGCCGTACAGGTTGCGCGCGATGGTGACGAAGAAGTCCTCTGGCCGGTTGAACGCGTCAATGAGACCCTGGTCACTCGACATGATCGCGAGGCCACGCATCTCGATCTGGTCGAAGTCCGCGAACACAAGCGTGTAGCCCTCACGTGAGCGCACGCAGTTGCGGACGACCTTAATGCCTGGGTTGCCACCACGCACGGGCAAGTTCTGGAAGTTGGGCTCGGACATCGACATCCGACTCGTGCGAGCGCCGAGTGTGTTGATCGACGGGTGAATCCGGCCGTCGGAGTCGACGTGCTCGACGTAGAACCGCAGGTAGGTACTGGCGATCTTCTGAAGCTGCCGGCGCTGGAGGACGGCTTTCGCGAGCGGGTGTTCGATGCCCCCGAGGACCTCCTTGTCCAGTGAAACTGCGCCGGACGCCGTAGCCTTCGAGAACTCGAATCCGGCACGCGACAGCACCTGTACCACAGCCGCGTTGCTGCCCGGCTTGATGCCGTACTCGTGCTTGCACCAGTCCTCGACCTCCTCGCAGTAGCGCATGAACTTATCGTAATGAAGCTGCGCGTACTCGACGTCGACCGGCACGCCGAGCGTCTCCATGTTGAGAGCGACCCACTGGAAGGCGTTCTCCAACTCGTAGGCGTAGGGCGCCTGCTCTTGGACTGTCGGCAAGTGATGCTCGCTGAGGAGGTACGTGAGCACTGGGTCGAGGGCGGCGTATGACCAGTACGGCTCGAAGTCGCACGGCACGGTGGCCCACGTCCAGCCGCCGTGCGCGCCAATGGCTTCATCGAGTCGCCACTGTAGCGCGTTCGCCTGCGGGTCGATGTGCCGCTTCGCCTGGTTCTTAAGCGCTCGTGACATATGAGGCTCGAGAATGTGCGCCATGACGCCGACGTCGCGAATCTGCGACTTGGGCAGAAGAACTCCACCCTTACGCAGGAACGGGTAGTCGAACTTAGCATTCATCATGTCGATCGGACCCTCGTGCAGCTTCATGGCTGCGGCGAACAGACCCGACCAGCGGTCCCACTGCATCGCCCAGCCGTGGATACCGTCGCCGACCTGCACCATGCGTACGTGATCACTGCCGTGCCACTTGAAGCCGGTGGTCTCCGTGTCGACCCCGACCGCGGCCTCCGCGTCGAGGTTGCCGAACCAGTCCATGAACGCCTGCGCCTCGTCGAACGACTCGATGAGGTGCAGTTTACAGCTGCTAAGTACGCTCACTCCTGTGTTGCCTTCCTACTTAAGTCCACGGAGTTAACGCGCACGTTGAGTCCGCAGCCAACTAAGAACTCATATGACTTACTGGGGTTGCGGTGCTCCGCGGCCGACTCAGTTTCGACGACTACAGACGCAAGACCTGAGTTGGCGATGAGCTTCGCGCAGCCGATGCAGACGTCACTGGTGACGTAGATCGTACCGCCGGCGCGGAGCGTCCGGTCCGACATCATAAGGGCGTTGGCCTCCGCGTGGAGCGCGGGGCAGTCCGAGTAGTCGGCGTACATCCCCTGATGCGGGTCGATCATTGCGTTCACGGTACGTTGACACCAGCTTGAGCACGACGCGTTGCCGTGCCAGAAGCCGCGCGGCGGACCGTTGTAACCCTCGCCGATGACCTTGTTGTTGGCATCGGTAATGATGCAGCCGACCTGGTCGCGGTCACACAGGCTACGCTTCGCCAGCTCACGCGCCATCGCGATCCGGGTTTGGTGCCACGTCGACCGGGGATGGATTAATGGGAAAGTCCTTGAGGGTGTCAAGATACCACTTCTCACTTTCGGTCGGATCTTCTATAACACGAAGAGCTGTGTGACGTGCACGATCACGTGCCTCAATGAAGTGTTCGCCACGCCCGCCGAAGCCACGAACGTGCGGCATTAGTTTAGGAGTGTTGAGTGTGTCGGTTACGTCATATGACTTTTCGAGGTCGGTGAGGTAGAGGTGCATCGACCACGCTGTGTGCGTGTACGTGCCGGGCTGAACGCCAAGCACATTGCACATCGTCAACTGAAGTTGCGTGAACTGGAACAGATCGTAGGGAAGACCGAGCCACACGTCGTTTGATCGCATCAGTACCTGCATGTTGAGGCGATCGTGCTGCCGATAGTGCGTGCCACTCAACCTAAAGTTGAGCGCGACGGTGCACGGGTAGTCGAGGTGATCCTCCTCGGTGTCCATCTTAGGGTCCCACAGCGTCACGACCGCCTGCCGAGTCTCTGGAGTCGAGTACAGGCGTCGGTAAGCAACCTCGAGCTGGTTACTCGTACTGACTCTCATGCCGTATGAGCCGTGAAACCAAGGCGACTTACTGCTTCCGATGACGATGTCCTCGCGAAATCTACTGAATTGCGGCGCGATGCGGCACAACCACTCAGGCTCAGCGAAGCCGCCGATTAGCTGAAGAGCCTCCGCTGCGGCGATGCGCGGGTTGAGGTTGCGTCCGCAGCCGACGGGCAGAGCGTTCAGCGGTGACTCGAGAGAAATTGTGATGTCGGATAGGTCGTAGACTACTCCGTTGCGGGAGTCTTGCCGCCTACCGAAGCGCCTAACGGTCTCAATGATCTCGCCGTAGATGTCACAGCCGTAGCGTCCTTCAATGAGCCTCGCCACTTAGAGTGGTCCTCCTGATTCTCGAGTGCGCGAAAGATCGCATCCGCGTATGACGCTTGATCTCGGTGGTGAAAGCGTCGACCAAACTGCGGGTGCGGCGTGATCCCAAACGATATGTCGCCGATCCTACCAAGTTCCTTGGCGACGCTGCGACCCAGTGCGACTACCTTAGGCTTGTCCAGGAGGTACCACAGGGCGTGTACGTCGTCGACGTCACACGCGTTGGCCAGTCCCGCCGACTGGCGCAACCTCCCGCTGGTGAGAAGTGAATCTATGAGCCAGTGACCCGACGTCGTGCGGTAGGGCATGAACGCTGGACGTGGATCGGTTGAGAACGACTGCTGCGCCTGGACGTCGAGGCCGTGTCGCACCTCACCGACCAGTAGGTACTCGGGACGACGTCGACCGACATATGTCACGAAGTCGTTAAGATGAGCCATGTAGTCGTCGCGAGTCTGTGCCGCGCGCACAATACTCGCCGGGTCGACGACCTCGGGATCGTCCCAGTCGTAGGTCACCTGCGGAAGCTCGGCCAAGTTCAACGCCTGGGTGAACAGCAGCTCAGCTTTCTCGTACACGCCGGGTCGCTCGAAGTAGTGGGTTGAGCTTCTCTCACGGTATATCCGCTCGGCGCGCGCCGCGTCGGTGTGGCAGTACACCAGTAGGCCCCCAAGTCGGCGAATCCACTGGTTGAGGTACCAGTACACCGCGTCATCGAGTTGAGAGTTGCGGTAGCTGAGGCGCGGGTACACCCACTCGCCGATGTGCCAGCGGTCGAGGATCAGGTGAAGTCCCTGGTTCGGCCGGTAGTTGAGCAGCGGCGTGAGGTACTCATCCAGTGGATGTGACGTCGGTGGACCCTTGCGCAGCACGCAGACCGTGCTCCGTGGATCGACCTTGAGAATCAGTGAACGCAGCTTCTCGGCCAGCGTCGTCTTGCCGACGCCGTCCGGCCCCTCGAGGATTATGAGCATAGCCACTCACCGTGCGCCGGTAGATACTTGCGGTTGAACTGCGCCCGGCGGAGCGACTCGTGCGTCGCGGTCCACCAGTCGACGAACGTGTCGCCGGGTCGAAAGTAGTCGGCTAAGTCACCCTCCTGGTCGGCGGCCTCGCGGGTGCTCCGCTGGACGGCGCGGCTGTACTCGGAGGTGGACCGGTCGCGCCCAAGCAGCGTCGTGCGAACCCGGTGGCCGACGGGCTTGACGATGTGGTGCCGACCGGCGTAGACCCGACGCCGGGTAGCGACGCCGACACTGCCGGTCAACCAACCGACGGACTCACGAACGCAGGCCAAGACAGCTCGCACCGCGCGCAGAACGCCGCTGAGTCGCTTGAGCCAGGTGCGCCTAGGCAGTCCCCAAGCCTCGACGTCGTCGAGCAGCTTAACCTCGAAGTCGCCGTCGACCTCATCATCGTGCGTCAGTGCGTTGGCTAGAAATGAGGGACCGCCCGGGACGTCAACGTCCGGGGCGGCCTCGATGATCTCAACGGTCACTTGTCATTCTCCAACTTCAAAGTAGATTAGGAAGGAACGGCGGCTCGGGACGCTGAGCTGGGGCGTCCCGAGCCGTAGGTATAAAACTAGCTCAGCATGGCCTTGAGGTTGTCGAACTGTGCGGCCTTCTGGACCGTCGCGGGGTCCGCGATCTGAATCTTGTCGAGGTCCGTCTTGAGGTCGGTCAGCTCGGCCTTGATCGACGTCGCCGCCGCGGCGAGCAGTCCGACGGCGTCGAGCGCCGCGTCGATACGCTTACCGAGCTCGGTGGACAAGTTGGCGTCGGTCACCTTCTCGGTTTTGGTCTTCGTGGTGGGCACCTCTGGGGTCTCCTTCGAGCTTGACCGGGCGAGCCGGGTCTGGTTGGCTATCGTCACCGACGGCATGGTCTTACGACTGTGGAACGAGATGTGCGCCTGCAGGCTGCCGACGGCTGGAAACGTTCGCTCACAGATGCCCTCCAGCTCGGGGTGGTTGGTAGTCGCCGCAGGCTTGCGGCAGCGGTACACCACCGACTCATTGGCCAGCATGAGCTCCTCGGCGTCCGCTAGCGGACGCGGCTCTGTCATCACGGGAGTCTTAATCTTGGCCGGTGCGATGGCGATGATCTGAACGCCGTTGACGAAGCCGAGGTTGGGCTGCTCGACGGCTGCGGCTGGCTTAAGGTCGGCCTCCGTCGTCACGTCACTTACAACGAAGCCGTTGGTCTCGCGGTCCTTCTCGATTCGGACCAGTCGCTCACGCTCACGCTGCAGCTTCACCTGCGTCTCCAGCTGCTCGATGCCGTGCTTCTTCGCGGCGGAGACCGCGTTGAGCATGGCTCGCTTGTCGCCCGGCGTCTTCGAGAAGGAGAACAGAAAGCCACGCTCGGCCGAGTAGACCTTGTAGTGGTTCGACGCCGAGAGCTCGACGCGCCAGTCGACACCTTCACAGCGCTTAATGAAGTTGTTCTGCCAGTCCTGGTTACTCACTTTTCACTACTCTCTTTCACTAGAAGATTTTACCTGGTAGACGGCGGCGAGCGCCTGAATCGCGGACGCGTACCGCTGGACCTCGCTACACCAGTAGCGGTATGAGTCCAGAGCGTCACTCAAGTCGTAGTCCAACTTGAACTTGTCGCGCATGGCGTTCTCGGAGTAGTGCTGCCGAATGCAGTAGCGCCGGATCCGGCGCCTGTGAAAGACAACTCGCGCGTCGGCGTCCGCGGCGTTGGACATCGCGACCTCAAGAAGAGCTCGATACTCATTGACCTGGAGTACGAGACTTACGTCGAGCTGCGGCACAGCTCATCACCTCACTTCTCACTTATCTTGAGCGGGGGACGCCGGTGTGACCGGTCTGTTCCGCTCGAGCTCACTATCCCCCTTGTTATCCTGGCATCTCCACAGCCGGGGGTCCCCTCGACGCGGGTACTGGATTCGAACCAGTGATCTCGGGCTTATGAGGCCCGCGGGAACTCCGAGCTTCCCCAACCCGCGCTGCTACCTGACTACGAGCGGTCGTGACCAGGGCGTCAGCGACCGCCCGCGTATTCAGGATAGGACTAACACTATCACACGGTAGGCGGCGCTGTCGACATAATCGTAATCATCTTGTGTCGCCGAATCGCGTAGGCGCGCGACGAGTTCAGTAGCTGCCGCTCTCGCAGTTGCGCCAGAGTAACGCCGCGCAGCTGCCAGTGCTGTGACCGAATGAACCGACCGGAGACGAGCAGCTCACGCACGGGACGCGTTACGTACTTCGGGTGAGCGTGAATGATCGCCTCAGCGATCATGTCAAGGTGCTTAGGCGGAAGGTCGCAGATCCGGCCACCCGCGCCGCGGGCGTACCAGATCAGCGACGCGCCGCGGCGGTAGCGCCCAGAGCCGTACTGGATCACTCGGTGCGCTCCGGCGCGAACGGCGACCGACGAGCCGGCGTCCTAGCGGCGCGCAGCCGTGGGTAGCCGTCGTCCTCCCCGAGGCTACGCATGAACACGAGGTACACGACCAGTCCAACGATGACTCCGGTGATTAGCGCCACGCCAACGACCGCCGCGGCAAGTATGGCCTCGTGCATCGCTACACCACCGCTCGGTTGATGTACGCGTCACGAATGTCTTCATCGAGCTGAGCGGCCTGCGCCAGTGCGCGCGCCGACTGCGCGGCGATGAACGGGTCGCGGTCGACGGGTCGCACCGTCAGCAGCTCAAGGACGTCGAACGCGCTGCGGGTGTACTTAATGCGGCTGAGGCGACGTTCACCGTGCACCGTTGTGTTGCCGACAGTGTGCACGACGTAGTCCGCGACGCCGCGGTTGTGGCGATTGGGCTCTCGCCGGTAGATGGCCACCTCGAACCAGCGGCATGCGGAGCACTTGGTGCCGCGCTGTGCGGACTCGCCGCGGTGGTCGGAGTGGTGCTCGCTGCGGCTGCTGCCTGATCCCAGCAGCGCGCCGGTGAACTCGTGTCGCGAGCCGTTACGGCCCTCGAGCTCCACGAGACTCGGCTGAACGATCAACTTACTCGTCACCTTCTCTCACCTCACTTGTCCTAGCCTCAAGGTCAACGCCTACGGGTCTACGGTAACCGATCGCCGTCGCGCGTGTGGTTCCTGATGCTGATCACGCGACCGCGGTTCGGTTTAGAATCGAGTTGTGACCGGCTAACTGAACCCAGGCGCCCCGGGACCGAGCTACCTAGCAAGTAACTCGAGCCCGGGGCGCCGCCGTCGACACCGGTTACGGGGGGGACCCGACGCCCGACGGGCGGCACAACCGAGGAGGTCGTACCTTTGTCTAATCTACCACAGGTAGGCTGGGACCCGGCGGAGCTGGGAGGTCAAGTTCTCGAGTCCGCGCTGGCGCTGGTCGGCCGTGGTGTTCGCGTGTTCCCGATCTGGGGCGTCCGGGCACACCGACTGGAGCTGGGCGGTGAGCTCGTCACCGAGCTGCGCTGCGCCTGCGGCTCACCTACCTGCGAGAACGCGGGAAAGCACCCCGTCGGCCGACTGGTCCCACACGGGCACAATGACGCGGAGCTCGCCGTAGACACCGTTCGGCAGTGGTTCACTCCGCCGGGGATCAAGCCGCACGGCTGGGCGCCGTTCAACTTAGGCGTGGCCACGGGTCGCGGACTGGTCGTCATCGACGCTGAGGCCAAGCCGTCCAGGGTGGACCTCCCGGCGGGCCTAGAGGTCCTAGACGACTGGGAGTCGTGGACCGGCGGGTCGAGCCTGCCAACGCCGACGCGGCGGATCCAGACCGGGTCGGGAGGCGTTCACCTGTGGCTGCGCGTCGACCCGAACCTGCGCGTTAAGAGTAGAAATAGGGTCCTGCCGGGAGTGGACGTCAAGGCGGACGGCGGCTACGTCCTGGCGCCGCCGTCGGCGCACGTGGCGGGTGGGCAGTACAGCACGCTCGTGGACGTCGCGGAGGCGGATGCGACCGGGAACCTGCTGAGCTGGCTGTTGACGGTTAAGGGTGGTCGCTACACCTCGCGTAAGGCGGGCGACTCGGCGGCGTCGATCCCGGACGACTACAACTTTCATCAGATCATTCACGGCGGAGGCTGCCCGGCGGGGCACCGGGACTACTTCATCAACGACCTGTGCTTCCGACTGCGGCGGGCCGGGAGTACCCGGGCGGACGCGGCCGCGGCGCTGCGTCACGAGTGGCTGCGCATGGAGCACCCGCCGGGCGACGTGTTTCCCTGGGAGTCGTGCGCCTACAAGCTCAGGCGGGTCTGGGATGAGGTCCAGCCGGAGGACGTCTCGGACATTCCGGCGTGGCGCCCGCCGAGGTCGGAGCGCTCGGCTGGGGAAGCGAACACGGCACCAGCTGTATGGTCGCCAGCTGGTGCCGAGTCCGGCATGGTCACATCCTCGGAGGAAGCAACGCCGGTAATCATACCAGGAGGTGAGGTCGACGGCGCGGCTCGGGGAGGCGCGGGCGGAGCGACCGCCGCCGAGCTCCTAGAGCGCCCGGACCTGACGTTCCACACGACGGACACGGGGAACGGCTCGCGGTTCGCGCAGCGGATGCGCGAGGCGGTCCGCTTCTGCGTCGGCGAGGGCCGCTGGTACCTGTGGGACGGCGCGCGCTGGGCACCGGACGAGCTGAACCGCGCGCTGAACCTGACCCGGGTGGTTATCGAGGACCTGTACGTGGAGGCGGGCCGCCTGGAGGGCGACCGGCGGGAGCACGTGGAGAACTGGGCTAAGACCTCACAGGCGCTGGCCCGGCGCCGCGCGATGCTCGACTCGGCGGCGGCTGAGCCCGGCATCGCGATCAAGCCGGATCACCTGGACTCGGACCCGTGGCTGCTGGTTCTGCGCAACGGCACGCTGGACCTGCGCACCGGACTCCTCCGAGACTCGCTGCCGGATGACCTGAACACCCGGCTGGCGGACGTAGCCTTCGACGCCGGGGCTACCTGCCCGCTGTGGGAGAAGCACGTCGAGTTCGTCACCAGAGGCGACGCGAACCTGGCCGCGTGGCTGCGGCGGGCGGTCGGGTACACCCTCACGGGCCAGACCGGCGAGCAGAAGCTGTTCTTCCTGTGGGGAACCGGGGACAACGGCAAGTCGACGTTCCTGGACATCGTTAAGACTCTTATGGGGACGTACGCGACCACCGGGGACGAGAACCTGCTGACGGGCACCGGCGGTCACCCGACCCAGCTGGCGGACCTGCGCGGCGCGCGCCTGGTCGTTTGCGACGAGACCGACCGTGATAAGAAGCTCGCGGAGCAGCGGATCAAGATGATGACCGGGCGCGAGATCAAGGCGCGGTTCATGCGGCAGGACTTCTTCAGGTACACGCCGCAGTTCAAGCTGTGGATCTCGGGCAACCACAAGCCGGAGATCCGCGGCAACGACGAGGGCATCTGGCGCAGGCTGCAGCTCGTGCCGTTCACGGCGGCGCTGACCGCGGACACGAAGATCCTGGACTACGAGGACGTGCTCGCCAGCGAGCTGCCGGGCATACTGAACTGGGCCGTGACGGGCCTGCGGGACTGGCGAACGCTGGGGCAGCTCGGCGGCGTGGAGGCCGTCGCGCTCGCGACCAGGGAGTACCGCGCCGAGGAGGACACGATCGGCTCGTGGCTGGCCGACTGCGTCGAGCTCGGCGCCGTCGACTCGTACTGCGAGTCCGCGAGGCTGTACGGGTCGTACCGGTGGTGGTGCCTGGAGAACGGGTTCAAGGACGTGCAGAGCTCGACGAAGCTCGGGCGTGAGCTCGGCTCGCGCGGCCTGAAGCGGGACACGGAGCGCGTCGCGGGAAGGACCACGAAGATCTGGCGCGGGGTGCGGCTGACGGCCGGTAGCGCGGCTGGAGAACCGGTAACAGACTAGCTGGGACTAAAACGAAACCGGTAACAATGATGAGTGTGAGTGAGTTACCGGTTGGGCGAAAACGGGCGTGTTACCGGTTGAGTTACCGGTTGGTGTTACCGGTTGGAGCTGGGTGAGAGTAGGTGTGAGTGAGCGCTCTCAAGTTGAGAAACGGCTACCAGATGCTTAGAATCAGATATTATTTGTTACCAGTTACCAGTTATATCTAGACTATCGAAAATACGGAGTAAAAACTCATCTCAGTTAACTATGTGTCCAGGTTTGACGGATCTGTAGCTATATGTGAACGGGCTTGCTACAGAACGCCGGAGTAACTGGAAACGGTAACAGCGAGAACGAAAGAGGACCGAGTTGACGGACCACGAGGTGTACCCAGACCCACCGCCGAGGCCGTGGGAGGTGGCCGAGTCTTGGCGGATCGCGGCGGAGCGAATGTGGCTCGGGGACGGACTCGTAGTGGACGTGGAGACTCTGACGTGGGCGGGCGAGGGGCAGCGAGGTGAGGCGCTGCGGCGGAACCCGGACGTCACGCTGTGCTTCGCGCTCATCGAGTCGGGGCCGAACCGCGGGTTCCTGTGCAACCTTCCCGCTGGGTCCGGCACGTCACACGCGGGGGTTGGGCTATGCTACCGACACGGGGGTAACACGGAGCGAGGCAACAGGGAAGGAGCGTGGATCGTGGCGCACGCGTTCGCACGAGCGCTGGACGTGACGCCCTGGGAGGGTCTGCTGACGGCGGTTAAGATAGCGGCGGGTAAGGTGGCCTTCTGTGAGCAGAAGCTGGCGCAGGCTGAGGTGGATAGGCAGCTCGAGCCGCCGAGCGAGAACGCGATCTCGGAGGCGGGACGCACGCATGATGCACAGGGTACGAACATGCACTACTGGGTTAAGCAGTCTGAGCTGTGGCACGACAAGTTGGCGCGCGTGAGCCAGATGGCGATCCAGTCGGGCGTCGCTGAGCGACTGGTTAGGCAAGTCGAGCTGGAGGCGCAGCTCATGCTCAGAGCCACGTCGCTGACCTTCGAGGAGTTGGGTCTTAGTGAAGACGTTCGTGAGCGTGCGCTTGGTATAATGAGTAGGAAGCTGCTGGAGCTGGAGGCGGCCGAGACTAGTGAGGAACGAGTAGATGATCGGTGATGAGCTCGTAAGTGAGCAGGTCGCAGCGCTGGCTAAGCTTGTGCGTAATCACATCTTCTGCGACTGCAGACCTAATCTCATGTTCTGCGGAGTTGTGTGCCCGCCTGGTGTCGACTCTGACGTCAGTGAAATGCCGGACGGCGATGAGTGCCCAGACTGCTACCTAGTGTGGATCTGTGGTTACTGTCCAGGCTGCGGGAATCACTGGACAGTGGATGACTACAGGGCTCGAGGGCTCTAGGCCCGAGACCAGCGAGAAGACGGAGAAGGTTACGTCGTGAATGACTTGTGGTGGGCGCGTAAGGTGGGACAGCTGATCGGAGTCGTCATCATCTTGGCGATTCTCGGCTGCTGTGTCTACTTTTACTGGCCAAAGAAGTGAAGAAGTGAGAAGTGAGTCTTTGAAGGAGTAATGATGGCTAAGATTCGATTCCGGCGCATTCCTGAGGCGTCGCTGATTGACCTGACTGACATTGAACTGCGGGTGCTCGACCTGGCGCTGGCGGACTACCGCGACAAGCTGTGTAAGGAGTCTGATGTGCTTCACCGTCTCGACATCAACGCGGCGACTACGCTGCAGGAGCAGGTACTCCTCATTAAGCGCGGCGAGGACATCGAGGACAACGAGTGAGTCCTCGCGTTAAGTGGGCTGGAGTCGTCGTGAAGCTCGATGACGGCACGACGCACGCGGTCGAGTTCACGCACGGCTTCATCACCGCTGACATTCAGTTGCCCGGAGGAATGCCTCTCGGTCAACTTTCAACGGGATGGGGTGGCATACTGTCCGCGTGGCTGCAGGGCCCGGGCCGGTACTGGACGGAGGGCGCTAGGATGGCGCCAGACGCACAAGTGAGTAGGGAGATCGAAGATGAGGGACGCCTCGAAGTCGAAACTGCTGACCCCAGGCGAGGTCGCCGCGCTCTTCCGAGTGGATCCTAAGACGGTGACGCGCTGGGCCAAGGCGGGTCGCATTAGCGCCGTCAGGACGCCGGGTGGTCACTGCCGGTTCAGGCAGGCCGACGTGGACGCGCTGCTCGAGGCTAATACGCCGATCATTGAGGGCTCGGTGAGTCCGACGCCAGGAGTCGCTGAGGAGGTCAATGTTCGTAACCTCGTCGATGCGGCGCACGCGATCGGGTATAAGACGGCCACCGTCGCGCAGGTCACAGTGATGGCGCAGGAGCCGCGTCGACGACACACGGCCAACTTCACACCCGGTGAACCGTTCGTCTCGGAGGCCTTTGGTCCGCGTGAGGGTTACGTCGTTGGAACGTGTCGACATGCCGTTGCCCAAAGTGAGTGGAACGCCGGCTTCAGGAAGTGTGAGCGCTGCTAGCATATGGTAGGATCTAACCGTGGGAATCGAGCTGGAGCCGGGCCAGGACTGCTACGAGGCTCGCGCCGCTGGGTGCACTTGCGCCTGGCTGCGAGGCTTCGGCGTCGACCCACGCGAGCCCACCGAGTGGGCAGAGAGGATACTGGATCAGGATGAACGATGTCCCAGTCATCAGGGTAGCGACGCTGCACTGTGAAAATACTAAGCCGCATCCGCCACACCCTAACCACTGGAACGGCACGACGTGTCCCGGGACGAGTCTTACCGGGAGGATTAACCAGGGGTTCCTGGGCACCGGCCGGACCTTCACAGCGCTGGCCGGTCAGTACGCCAAGGAAATTGAGAGGAGTGAGAAAGTGACGAGTCGAGTTACGCGCGTGAGTCGCGTCAACGTCCTGCGGGCGCAGATCGCCAACATGCAGCAGGAGCTGACGGAGCTGGAGCGCTTTCCAGGCGACCGCTTCGAGGTCGGCACCATCATTGCGTTCGACAAGGTGTACGCGGACAGCGACACGACGTTCTACTACGCTGCGGTTAAGGCCACGGACACGCAGTGGTACCTGTCCGGCATCGTGAGCCAGATTCTCGACGTGAGTGAGCGCAATCGCGTGAACCGGGTCGACTGGGAGCGCCTGACATACGTCATGCGCGACGCCGAAAACGTCCGGGTCGTGTTCAGGGACGACGGCCACTCGCTGACGGCGGACATGGACTACGTCGCGCCTCCCAACGTTCCGGCCGTGGAGGACCCAAAAGACTAGCGCCGACCTACCGGATCCCGCGCCCCATCGTGTCCTACGCGCAGGGGCGCCGGGTCTGGCGAGACGGCGAGAGGGTTTGGCTTCCCGAGCGTGATGTAAGGGTGATCTGGTTGACCGGAAAGATTAGGATCTGGCGAGATGACCAGCGCTGGTCCGACATTCGCGTAGTCTGGCGAATGCGCTGTGACTACTGCATCGTCGAGTACAAGGTGGTCATGTCAACGGCGCAAACCTGGAGTGACGCGTGGGGCTTCGCAGCTCGTCACGCACGGCTCTACCACAACGTCAAGCTGTAAAGGAGTGAGATATGCGCAGGAAGCACCGGGGTGAGTACGCGCTGGTCTGCATTAATCCGTCCTGCGGTCGCCGTCGCTGGCTTGGATTTTCGAACCGCTGGAGCTGGCTGATCATCCTGGTGGCTCTGTGGCTCACGCTGATTGGTCTCAGTGTACTTCTGAGCGGTTGTGGGCCGAAGAATGCTGATAGGAAGCCGAACACCCAGGTAACGTGTGAGCCCGCCGCGAACAATGGGCTCCAGGTCTGCTGGGGCGTTAAGTGAGGTCTCAGACCGACGGCGACTCCATGCACAAGAGGCACATTACTCCGGCCGTAGGTCGTACTCCTCAGGAGCTGCGGGCTACGGCTCTCTTCGTCGCCAGCACGTTCTATGACCCGAACGGCGACGAGGATGAGCAGATCTGGGCCTGTGCTGAGGTACTCGCGGCGCTCGGCTTCAGGGTCAAGCAGGACTTCGGCGTCGCCGACTTCCGGCTCGACGCCTACGGCCGGGTCGACCGGTATCACAAGGCAGCACGGCAGCCCCGTGAGGCAATGCGCAAGGCGCGGCGCTACGAGAAGGGCGAGACGGAGGTCACCGAGGTACCCGTAGCGTCGCCTACGCCGCTGCGGCGCAACGTCACCAGACACTCGCTCGTGCCTACCTGCGGCTCCGACGCGGGAACGCTGCGCGGGTACAACCGGCACCTTACGTCGTACAACGTGCCGTGCGACGCGTGTACCGCGGCGCGAAGCCAAGAACTGTGGGACCGTTGGGGTAAGCTCGGTCTTCCCGAGCACGCCCGGGAGGAGGTAAGACACCAGTGAAGACACTCGACCAGATCGGTACAGCACTGATCATCGCGGCGCTGCTGGGGTTCGTACTCTACCTACTGGGGTTCTTCGGATGAGCGAACAACACGACACATTCGAGGGCTTCGACGTCAACGACTTCACGGTCACAACGACGTTCGGGGTCTTCAACGACGAGCAGGTCTGGGAGCCGAAGTTCAAGTCGAACGGCGGCACAATTCCAGACTCCATGCGAGAGCTGCTTCTCGAGACGCCGCTCTACGAGGACGACGACGGCGACCGAATCCTGCGCCACGCGCGCCTGACCAACGAGGACCGCCGACGCAACGGCACGGACGCGCGCGACGGCCTGGTTCTCATTAAGCGGCAGGTGACGCTGCGGTCGCCCTGGACGCTCGACGTGGACGTCGCGACCGGTGGCGAGGTGGAGCCCAGCGAGGTTCTACTAAATCTTGGTGAGGTTAGACCCGTTTAGTTGCAGACGTGTGATACATTAGTCTGTATGAGCGAGTTCACCACTAGAGGGGAGACTAAAACCCGGTGAACGACTACGACGAAGGCCCGAGCATCTGGAAGATTCTTGGGGTTGGACTCCTGGTACTGGGCATCATCGCCGCGATTTCGATCGGCATCTGGTTCTTCCGCGTCAACACCGCGGGGATCAAGGGCGACGGCGACACGGTGATCATGAACCAGAACGCTAGGAACCGCGTGGCGGCACAGGCAATGCTGCGGGATAAGTTCTACGGAGTCATCGCGCTGGACCGGAACATCGACCAGCTCGCGGCGACCGCTAGGGCGCATCCCAGCGACCGCATCGCCCAGCAGAACCTGGACGGTCAGATCATGGCCTGCCGGACGGCCGTGGAGGACTACAACGCGGAGTCGGGCAAGGTCCTGGTCGAGGACTGGCACGACAGCGAGACCCCCAACCGGATCAATGACGAGGACTCCCGGACCGACTGCAAGGAGAACGTGAAGTGAAGAGTGAGATCATGAGGCGCGTTGGCGTCGGCACGACCGGTGGACTGCTTGCCTTGAGCCTGGTGCTCACTGGCTGCGGCAGCTCAACCTCGACGAAGGGCGAGGAGGCTCGCCAGAAGAAGGAGGACTCGGTCGTGCTCTGCGGCGAGAAGAACGAGTCGCAGGAGTGCGTCAACCTTAAGCGCAAGTTCGACCGCGACAACGACCCGAACCGGATCACCTACGTTTACCTGCTGAGCTGGACCGGCGAGTTCATCGGGTACTACGTGGTTAAGGGCAAGGTGTCGAGCAACCAGTCGCAGATGGCGCCGATGGACTCAGCGGTGCACATCTGCACCTACGCCGACGCCGCGTGCTACGCCCTCGGTGAGGCGCCGGGTGACGACGGCTCCTACGGTCCGAACGAGGACGGCATCTTCTTCTTCACCGTGGACGGCACGAAGGTGACGTGGAACGGCATGTATCAGCAGACCGACCGGCCGCTGGCGATCAAGGCGCCTCAGCTCTACGTTGACCAGAAGTAGCATAAGACCTTAATCCCCGGGAGGAGAAGGCCCTCAGCCCCGCCAGGCTGGGGGCCTTCACCGTACATAATGTGACTTAGTGTGGCTCACGTTTGACACACGTGCTACAGTTAGTCACTATGAGTACCTATACACTTCCGTTCAAGCGCCGTAGCCCGTGGAACCGGGTGAAGCGCTGGGTTGAGCGTAACTTACACCGGTACGTCGCCAGCGTTCTTCTGCTGCTCGGTCTCATCTACGCGGCGGGCCTCAACCTACGCGACCTGATGCTCGGCTGGACCTTGAGCTAGGCTGAGCTGGTGCAGGCTAAGACGAGAGCGCAGCTGTTCGCCGAGTACGCGGCGCCCGCCAACCTGAAGTGGCGCCGCGACCCGACGCGCTGGGCGATCGAGCGGGCCAAGGTTGAGATCTGGTCGAAGCAGCGTGAGATTCTGCAGGCCGTCCGGGATCACCCGAAGGTGGCGATCCGGTCGTGTCACTCCGCGGGTAAGAGCTACACGATGGGACTGCTGACCTGCTGGTGGATCGACGCGCACCCGGCGGGCGAGGCCCGCGTCATCTCAACGGCGCCGACGTCTAAGCAGGTCGACGCGGTTCTGTGGAATGAGATCAATCAGCACCACGAGCGGCTCGGCCTCGCCGGCCACACCAACAAGCGGGAGTGGTTCCTCGGGAAGTTCCTGGCAGCCCTCGGGCGTAAGCCGCCTGACCACGTGGAGGCCGCCTTCCAGGGACTCCACGCGCGCTACCTCATGGTGATATTCGACGAGGCGTATGGGATACCCCTGCACCTGTGGAACGAGGGGTCCTCACTGGCGTCCAACGAGAACGCGCGCATGGTGGCCGTGGGCAACCCCGACGGCGCCGGTATGTTCGAGGACATCTGCAAGCCGGGCTCGGGTTGGCACGTTATTCATATCTCGTACCAGCACACCCCGAACTTTACCGGCGAGGTCGTCTCCGATCGCCTGCGCGAGATGCTCATCTCGCCCGGTTGGGTTGAGGATCGGCGCAAGGTCTGGGGCGCGCACTCCGCGCTGTTCCAGTCTAAGTGTGAGGGTAACTTTCCGACCGTCGGCTCGCCCTGGCAGGTCGTGCCGCACGACTGGGCGTCGCAGTGTCGCTACCTCGAGCTGCCGGTCGACCCGACGGTGCACACCGAGGCCGGGGTCGACGTCGGCGCCGGGAACGACCGCACCGTCGTAACGATCCGACGAGGCAACACGATACTTCACGTCCAGCAGTTCGTGTCACCCGACCCAACGACCACCGTCGGGGCGATCGTTCAGCTTCTACGCGAGTGGGGCGTCGCGTTCGTCAAGGTCGACAGCATCGGCGTCGGCTGGGGCGTCTACGGTCACCTACGCGCCCTGTCCAGCAGACACGCCTCGGCGCCGCTGGAGGTGCTCGACGCGCAGCGTGCGACCGATGCGACGGGGCACGACGCGTCCGTGGTGCCGATCAACGTCGCGATGACGGCTACGGTGGGCAACGAGCACCTGTACTTTAACCGCCGCGCCGAGATGTGGTGGCTTGGTCGCGAGCTGTCGCGCACAAAGAGCTGGGACCTATCTGCGCTGAGCCCGGAGCTGCAGGACCAGTTGATCAGCGAGCTGACGATGCCGCTGTATAAGATCGTCGACGCTAAGGGTCGTGTGCAGATCGAGGCGAAGAGTAAGATCATCGAGCGGCTCGGCGTGTCGCCCGACCTGGCCGAGTCCGCGCTGCTGGCGTTCGTACCTGCGAGCTGGACGGCTGAGCTCAAGACGAATGCGCTGCTGGAGGCGCCCAGCCTCCTCGGCTCCGTCGGCGCCAGTGACCTGATGAACGGCAGCTTCACCGGCCTAGGATCGAACGCCGGGTTTGGTAGCTGGTCCGGGGAGCGTCGAGGCTACTGAAAATTAGCTCACATTAGTAGTTGCATACATCACATTAATGTGATATGATTAACGTATGAGGAAAACGGAAAAGAATCTGGTTGAGCTGTTCATCGCCGCGATCGCCTACAGTGGCATGATTGTGGGTGGCTTGCTGGTCGGCGGCGCCCTGATCTACGCAGTGGTTTTACTGGTTAAGTGAGGAGTGAGAAGATGAAGCGTCCGTACGTCGACTCTAGGTACGTCAGCCGGAGCACCGGCGACAAGGTGTGTGTTCGTACATTCCTCGCGGCGCCACGTGCGCGGTACAGTCGAGACTCATATGTCATCATAGTCAACGGCCGCCGGGCCGTCGAGACCCAGGCCAAGGCCGTCGTTCGCAACTACATCGTGCAGCACGACTGCACGCCAGTCGAGAAGTTCTAAGCTGAGGAGTGAGAAGATGAGAAGGACGATCAAGCGTAGCCAGCTCGCCGAGGTCGAGGGCGTTCTCTTCGACATGTTCGGCGTCGGGGTCGGCGATGACTACATCCGTGAGACCTACTCCGGCCGCGGCATGGGCGGCACGCACTGCGTGGGCTTCGTCATCAAGCCCGCGCACGTTGCGGCCCTCGGGGCGGCGCTGGCCGTGGTCTTGCACAACGACGACGTCGAGAACCGCGGCCTGCTCGCCGAGATGATGTCGTGGCCCTGCCTCGACAACATGGGTCTGGACGTCATCCTGTACTTCCCGGGCACGACTATCGC